AAGTGGAAGCAACTCGCACGCAAACACGAAGAGCAGGCCAAGAAGAACGCAGACGCTGCCAGCAGGCTCGAAGAGCTTGAAAAGCAGCAGTCAGACGCCTCAGAACTTTCCAAGCAGCTACAGGAAGCCCGCGACGAGGCAGAGAAGAAAGACTTCGAGATCGCCCGGCTCACCGCAGCCCTGAACCACGGGCTGTCCGCCGACGACCTCGACCTGCTCGGAACCGGAACACCGGAAGAGATCACCAAGCGTGCCGAACGGCTCGCCGAACGGCTCTCCCCGGAACCCGTCGTGCCGTCATCCGTCAACCAAGGCGGGAACGGCACCCCACCCCAGGTGTCCGGCGAGAAGCTTGCCGAACAAATCTGGTCTCGAAACCGAATCTAGGCCGCGGACACCGCGGTCGTAACCATAGGAGGGCCTCATGGCCATTCTGACCGCGAAGGGCATCGCCTCTACGGCGGTGCCGCTCCTTGTCCGCAACCTTGTTCTTGCACGCACCGTCACCCTTGTCGGTAGCGACGAGTACATGGGTCCGAACGGCGGCACCGTCACTGTGCGTGTCCGCCAGCCCCGTTCTGCTCGTATCCAGGCTCAGCCGAAGGCAACGCTGACTGCGGACGACCAGATCGAGGTCCCCGTCGATGTGTCCCTGGCGCACATCTACGACCTGTACGACCTGTCCGACCAGGAGCAGACCTACGACCTTGAGTCGTTCGCGATGCAGATCACGGAGCCGCAGGTTGCTTCTGTGGCGACCGGTGCGGAGGACCAGCTTGCTGGCGTGATGAACGCGCTGACCGCTGACGCGGACGCTGTCGCTCAGACCATCGCCGGGGTGAAGGCCGCGATCCTTGAGGGTCGCGCGTTCCTGTCGAAGAACGACGCCCCTGCTGGCGACCGGTATCTGGCGTGCGGCCCGGACTTCGCGAACCTCGTCATCGAGGCGCTCGGGGACCGTGAGACGGCGAACACCGACTCGGCACTGCGTGAGGCCATCCTCGGCCGCCTGTTCGGTGCGACCGCGATCGAGTCGAACGGGCTCGACCCTGACTCGGCGGTGATGTACCACCGGTCCGGGTTTGTGTGGGCCAACCGTCGTCCGTTCCTGCCGCGTGGCGCTGCCGAGGCGGCTGCGGTCACGTCGCAGGGTGTGGCGCTGCGGCAGCTGTTCCAGTTCGACACGTCCCGTGCGGTTGACCAGTCCATGCTGTCCACCTTCGCGGGTGCGGCTGCGGTGGTCGACCTGGACGAGGACGCCTCCGGTTCCGGGCTTGAGACGGAGAACCGCCGGTTCTTCAAGATCGAACTCGGTAGCTAATAGATGGCGGACATCGTCTATGTCGTTCGTGAAGGTGACGACAACGACGAGCTTCGCTATTCGCTTCGGTCCCTCTCTAACCTGACGTACGGCCAGGTGTGGCTGGTCGGTTATCAGCCCACTTGGACATCGAACGTCGGAAGGCTCGAGGTTGCCCAGCATCGCGACAAGTACCGTGCGGTGCTGGGCAACCTTCGGGCGGCAGCAGAATGTGGTGACATCGCAAACAGCTTCCTGCTGTTCAACGACGATTTCTTTTGTATGGAGCCGACTGAAACAGTCGAGCCCCACCACCTTGGTCCGCTCCCTGACGTCGCACGAAGGTATGAGCACCGCAGTGATGAATATGCCAAGCTGGTTCGGCGTGTGGCTCGCCGCTGGCCGTCAGGCATGTTCTATGGAGCACATGTTCCGATGCCTATGCGACGCGACCTTCTTCTGGAGACGTTGGCGTCAAAGCCGGTGATGTTGCGGACCTGCTACGGGAACCAGCATCAGGTCGGTGGTACACGGATCGACGACGTCAAGATCAAGAACCGGCAGCGCGAACCGCAGTATGGCCGGTGGTTATCTACATCTGACGCTTCGTTCTCCAAAGGCAAGGTGGGAAAGATGATCAGGTCGGCGTTCCCCGACCCGTGCAAGTATGAACGGGAAGGTGCGACATGAGCTGGACCCGCCCGTCCGACATCACCTCCCGCTGGGCAGGTGACGGCAAACCCGACGACCAGACCCTGCTCGAACAGTTGATTGCCGACGCGGAAGAGATCATCCGTTTCGAGTATCCCGACATCGCTGACCGCATCGATGACGGCCAGTCCGGCATCCAGCCCGAGGACCCGCTACCCATAGATCGGGTCCGCCTGGTCGTGTCCCGGATGGTGTCCCGCCATCTTCGCAACCCCTCCGGGGTCCGTCAGGTCACGGAAACCACCGGGCCGTTCTCGGAGAACCGCACGTTCGCCGGTGACCTTCCGGGACAGTTGCTGCTGACCGACGAGGAACGGCGGATGCTCGGCTATGTGCCAGGCGCCCCGAAACAGCGGGCGTTCACCGTCCCGTTCGGTGGGAACGACGGCGGATATCTGGGTGGTGTGACCGACCATGTCTGGTGAAACCGTCTGGTGGCTGCCCCGTCAGATCGACGGCACCGACGAGCATGGCAACCCGAACGTGTCCTGGCCGTCCAAGGACGATCCTGGTGCGGTCCGTATCGACGGTGCGTCGGTTGCTGGCCGTGTGCGGCTGGACAACGAACCTCTCCTTCCCGGTCTGATGGGACGGGAAGTGGTGATCGAACCGATCAGCGTGTTCACCGTGAAGGAGTACTCGATCACGTCGGTGGACCGGCTTCATGTCCGCGGCCAGGTGTACGAGGTGGTCGGTGAACCGTTCCTGTGGATTCACAACACGACCCGTCGAGTTCGTGGGATGCAGATCGTGGCGAGCCGGGTGGAGGGCTGATATGGGAAGCAAGGTCATCCTGAAACTCACCCGAAACGGGCCGATGGAGCTGCGGACCCTCCCGGCGATGGAATCTGACCTGCTGGATCGTGCCCGCCGTATCGACCGTGCCGCTGGCGGCGGTTTCGAGGTCGACTCGCAACGTAAGGGTGGCGGTCGTGCCCCGCGTGCCCGCGCCACGGTCGCTGCGGTCACCTACGAGCAGCGTCTCCGGGAAGCGGAAGACCGTGCGTTGACCCGCGCCATCGACGCAGGACGATGAGTTCTCTCGCGTCGTTCGACGTTGAAGCGGCCGTTGTCGCCTACATCGCACCGGAACTTGATGGGGCGGTGTCGGTGGAAGCACCGAACCCGCGGCCTGCCACGTTCACACGGGTGATGCGTACGGGCGGGACCCGTATCGACCTGTTCCGTGACCGGGCACAGATCACGGTGGAGTGTTGGCGTCCTACCACCGTCGAAGCCGCTGCGGCGGCAGGGCAGGCTCGGGCACTGATCTACGGGATGCAGAACACCTTCCAAGCGGGGGTGTGGATTTCTCAGGTCCGTGACGTGGCCGGACCGGCCAACTTTCCGGACAACGTGTCCCGAGCACCGCGTTACACGTTCACCGTCATGGTGTTCGTCCGCGATACCTCCCCCTAATAGACCACCAGCGCATCACCATCTGGCCTCGACGAGGCTGAAAGGAGCAGCACCATGTCCCTGGACGCATCCAAGGTCGAGGTCGCAGTCACCGGCGCCGTGTACCTCGCCCCATCCGGAACGACCCTTCCGACCGATTCTTCCCTTGCGCTGAACGAAGCGTTCAAGAACGTCGGTTACATCTCTGAAGACGGCATCGTTGAAACCCCCGAAGAGGACAACACCGAGATTCGGGCCTGGCAGAACGGCGACATCGTCCGTCGGGTCCAGGCGTCGCACGAAATCCAGTACCAGTTCATGATGATTGAAACGAACGAGGTGTCCCTCGAAGCGTATTACGGGAACTATGAAGCCGGGGACGTTCTCGTTACCGGTGAGCAGCTTCCCCGCCAGTGCATGGTCATCGAGACCATCGACGAGGGCAAGATCAGGCGTCGTGTCGCTCCGGACGCTCAGGTCATCGAACGTGGCGAGCTGTCGCTGACCAACGAGGAAGCGACCGGGTACGACGTGACGTTCACCTGCTACCCCGACACCGACGGTGTGAAGGTCTACCTGTACGCCCCCGTTGACGTCGAGTCCGGGTCCGGCTCAGGCGTCTGACAGCCAGGGGGGGACGGGACGCGCTGGCCCGTCTCCCCCTGAATCTTTCCAGCGCACAGGAGCCAGCGCATGAACGAGCAGTTCCACTACCAGCACAACGGCCGCACCGTCACCCTCCCATACCTTCGCAACATCAAGGTCGGGGTGATCCGCAAACTGCGTAACCTCGGCCCCGAAGACCAGTTCTTCGGCATCCTCGAAGCGGTCGCGGACGAGGACACCCTCGCCGTCATCGACGACATGACGGCCGACGAGTTCGGCGCTGTCATGGAACAGTGGCAGAAGGACTCCGGGATCACGGTGGGGGAATCCGTGGCCTCTCCGACGAGTTAGAACGCCACGGGGAGGCCATCGAACATGACCTTGTCATGGCGGGCTGGACTCTCGACGACGTCCCGGAACGGTTGAACTGGCGGGCGTTCGCTGCGTTCGTCCGGCACCGGGCGGTCGATACCACGTCGGCGTTGCACCGCCATCTNGCNGGCGACGACTACCACTGGGGGTTGCGGGAACAGCTGCTGGCTGCGGTGGTTGACGAGCTGCGTGTTGCGAACTGGCAGCGTGCCGCCGCCGGGTCGAAGAAGGGTAAGCAGCCGCCAAGGCCAAAGCCCATCCCACGTCCCGGCATCGGACGTCGCAATCCGAAATCGACGATGCCGCTGTCAGAGTTCCAGCAGATCATCCGGCGTCACAACCCTGACGCTTTCACCAGCACAGACCGGGAGGGATGATGGCTGTCGAACTTGCTGCCGCGTATGTCCAGATCATCCCTTCGACCCGTGGTCTTGCGGGCAAGATGCGTCAAGAGGTTGGCGGCCCGCTGGAAAGCATCGTTGCGGGGGCGGGCGAGGCTGGCGGACGCGGGTTCGCAGCCAATCTGGTGTCGTCGTCGGTGGCAGGGCTGGACCGGCTCGGCGGCAGGATCGTGTCGACCGTCACGACCGGCGCGAAGATCGCTGCTGCCGCCGGCGGCGCCATCATCGCTGCCGGTCTCGCTGGCGGCCTGAAACGTGTCCTTGACACCGAGGACGCCACCATCGCGTTCCAGCAGATGGGTCTCGGTGTCGCAGAGATCGACCGGGTCCTTGCCGGGGTGGACAAGACGTTCGATGGCACGCCGTTCGCGAACCCTGACGGGTTCAACATCGCGGCGCAGCTCCTTGCCAGCGGCCGGTCCCTCACCGACGTAGAAGACGACCTTCGCAACATCGCGAACGTCACCTCGCAGACGCTCGACAAAGACCTGAACCGGACGTCGGACACGTTCCTGCGTATCGCGGCGACCGGCCGGGTGTACGCCCGCGACCTGAACTCCCTTGCGATGCAGGGCATCCCGATCCGCAACATCCTTGCGGAAGCCCTCGACGTGTCGGTGGACTCCCTGAACGACATGGTGTCGGCGGGCGAGGTCACGTTCGACATGATGATGGATGCCATCGGCGCGACGGAACGTTTCGATGGTGCCGCCCAGGCGATGGGTTCGTCCACCCGTGGGGCGTTCGCGAACGTCCTGACCGGGGTGTCCCGTCTTGGCGAGTCGTTCCTTGGGCCGCTGTTCGGTGAGAACGGTTACGCGGTCCAGGCGTTGCAGGCCATACGTGGTGCCCTTCGTGACATGACCCCGGTTGCTGACGAACTGGGCCAGAAGTTCGCTGATTGGCTTATCCCTGCCATCTCTGACCTGGCCGACTGGTTCTCGAACGACCTTGTCCCTGCGTTGCAGGACGGGATGGCATGGTTCGACCGGAACCGTGAGATGATCGGGAAACTGTCGGCTGCGATCCTCCCCGCCGTGGCGGTCGTCGGTGCGCTCGCTACCGCCGTGAACCTTATCGCGGTCGCGTTCAAGATTCTTGGGCTGTCCACCCCGGTGGGGTGGATCATGGCGATTGTTGCCGGCCTGATCTACGCCTGGCAGAACTCGGAGACGTTCCGCAACATCGTTCTGGGCGTGTGGGAAGCGATCGTCACCGCGGTCGGCCCTGCCGTCGAGATGATCGGCGGCTGGCTGGACAGCATGGCCGAACGGTTCAACCTTTCCGGCGAAGGGATGGCCCGGTTCGGTGAAGCCATCACGTTGGCGTGGCAACGCATCCTCGAGGTCGTGCAGCCCATCATCGAGTGGTTCGTCACCCACGTCGGCCCGGTCATCCAGGCTGCCGCAGAGTTCGCCATCGAATGGTGGGGCCTTGTCGCAGAAGCGTTCTCCCACCTGATGGAACAGATCAGGGCGGCGTGGGACCTCGTCGGCGAACCCACGATGCAGATCATCGAAGGGGCGTGGGAACAGCTCAAGACGGCCGCAGAGTTCGCCTGGAACGCCATCCTGATCGTGATCGAAACGGCTCTGGCGATCATCGCCAGTGTCATCGAGCTGGCGACCGCGCTGATCCGTGGCGACTGGGAAGGCGTGTGGAACGCCATCTCCGACATCGCTTCCATCATCTGGGAAGGCATCCAGCAGACGGTCGCGAACTCTCTGGCGTTCGTCCTCGAAACGATGCAGAACATCCTGACCACGGTGCTCGCCATGTGGGGCGAGATGTGGGAGGACATCCGGGCGACCGTCGCGGAAACCTGGGAATCCATCAAGGAAACGGTGTCAACCAAGATCGACGAGATGATGCTGTTCTTCGTCGAACTTCCCGGCAGGATCAGGGAAGCGTTCGCGGAGGCAGGGACGTGGCTGCTGGAGGCAGGCAAGTCCATCATCCAGGGCCTCATCGACGGGATCAGCCAGAAGGCCGAAGAGATCGCCGAACCTGTCCGTCGGGTGGCATCCCGCATCCGCGGGTTCTTCCCGGCGTCACCGGCCGAAGAAGGTCCGCTGTCCGGCCGTGGCCACACCCTGTATGCCGGCCAGATATTCGCTGAAGACATGGCTGCCGGGATCACGTCACGGATTCCCACGGTCGAAGCCGCCGCCGCTGACCTTGCTGCTGCGGCCCGCATGGAAGCGTCCGCGGTCATCCCGGACCTGCTCGGACACCAGCGTCACGGCGGGTTCCCTTCGGCACGGTTGGGTCCTGCCGCTCCGGTCCGTGACGTCACCCTGAACGCCTACGGAAACGCCGACTATCAAGTTGTGTTCCGTGCCCGCCATCTGCTCCGTGAAGAGATGGGGATGGTCTGATGGCAACTCCGTGGGGTGACGAGTACATCGAGCTGTCGTACACGTCGGGGACGGTGCAGACGTTCCTGATCGGGAGCCGTGCGGTGTGGTGCGGGAACCCGTCGGTGTTGGACAGTGTCGGCCGGTCGGTGGGACGGAACCTGTCGGTGGCGGGCGCACAAGGGACGTTGGCCCGGACCCGTCGCCGTGGCGAACTTCCCGTTGACCTGCAAGATGTCCACTGTGACGGGCAGTGGGACGAGAACAACAATGCGGTGACGTCGGGCACCCGTGCGAACGCGAAGGCGCATCTGCGTGGCCTGCTCGCGTTCCTTGACGGCGCCCCGGGCCGGCAGTTGACGATCACCTGGCATGACGGCGTCGACGCCTACCAGGCGGCATGCCAGTTCGAGGAGCATTCCACCCCTGTGTGGGAGGGCACCGATTTTGTCACGGTCAGCGTCCTGTTGACGGTGAACGCGGGCAAGCTTGAGCTGCTGGAGTCTGGGTCTTGAGTTTGCGTTTGGAACTGCTTGATCGTGACGGGACGTTGTTGAAGGTCCTTGACGGTTGGGTTGAGGGTTCGGCCGGGTGGACCCATCCGCGTCGGGGTGCTGGGGCGGGGACGTTGACGATCCCGAACGACCATGCCGACTTCGGTGACATGACGGAACCGTCGGGGTGGTTCCGGTGTGTCCGCTGCTACCTGAACCCTCCCGCGACCCCGACCGCGGCGGATGCGCAGTTCCTGTGGGTGATCAACAGGGCGCCGCGGACACGGCTGGACCCGGACGGTCAGCATCGTGAGGTCACCCAGATTTCCGGNCAGGGCGGCCTGTCCCTGCTTGGCATGGGGGAGTCCCACTCCGCNGTGGTTGTGGATAACTCTGGGGTGAAGGTGTTCGGGTGGGTGTCCCGCGACTTCGACCATTCGGGGTTCACNGACANNNTGACGTCGGGCGGGCAGCAGCGTGCCCCCCGCGATCCTGCGAGGGCGGGCCAGCCTGAGGGGTGGCCTGACGAGCTGGCCGAATGGGTCTGGACCAACAGTTCACGTTCGGGGACAGGCTGGGTTGTTCACGACCTGACCGGCTACGCGGGTTCCGCCACCCTGTACATGGCAGGTCCGGCACGGGCGTGGGTGGACGGCAACGAACGTCTGGAGTCCATCGCCACCGCCGACATGGCCAGAACGTCGGTGCAGCTTGACGACTCGTTCCTGGCGGTCCAGTTCGACGGTGAGGCGATCTGGACGGTGCTTAGCAGTGACGGTCAGGTGCTGTTCTCGTCGACGACGGGGGCGGCGTTCTTCGAGACGCAGAACGAGATTCAGCGGATCGTGGTTGATCCGGAGCCGGCGCCGTTCCCGTGGGGTGCTGACTATCCGTCGGCGACGTTGGATGGGCTGCTGTACATCACGTTTCGGGGTCAGCAGACGGCGGGGATCGAGTACAACCGGTCGACGGGGGAGTATGCGGCGGCGGATGTGAAGTCGGCGTTGGAGGCGCTGTCGAATGTTGACACGG